TCCATCTCCCTCCATGCCTCGGGGTCAGCGTCCCGGGCCTCCCGCCGGAAGTCCTTTTCACGCTGTTCCCGGGTCCGGTCATCGGACACAAAGGGCCGGTCACCAATCAGCATGTCCGGGGACAGCATTGCGATCATGAGCGAGCGGCAGTTGGGGTGCCCAGGGGGCCGGGCCTCCGGGGGGTCAAGCAGCTTGGTGCCGGGCGGTATCTCGCGCCCCGGGTTCACGGCAATCGCCCCGTCCCGGGCCTGGCAGATCGGGCTGGTGCGCCCGTCCAGGGTCGCGGTCCAGCGGAGCCCCCAGATGATGTCCTGGTTGGCGTCCCAGACCTCGCTGCGGGCAGCGTTTGAGACGTGGTTCACAGCCGTCCGGGCGATGGTCTCCGCCTCGCGCCGGGTTGTGGCCAGGATGCCGTCCGCAAAGCCATTGGCCCGGGTGCCTGCTATCCTCCGCACAATGTCGTCCAGCGTCTCCCCGTTGGCCACCCCGAGGCGCACAGCCTGGTCCAGGCGTGCGCGGTCCCCGTCCTTGAGGTGCTTGAACCAGTCAGTGAGGCGCTTGCCCTGCATCGGGCTCCCAGTGGCGGCAGCCCGGAGGCGCTCCAGCGGCAGGGCTGTGGTGCTCATTTCGACTGGGATTGAGTCCGATATGATCTGTTGTTCCCATGCCGCTTCAGCAGCCGCCAGCGCTTCCATTTCCCCCTGTGTGTCCTGAGCGAGTGAGTCAATCATAGCCCTCCTGTTGTCCCGGACTTCCTTCAACAGGGCGTTGAGCCTCCGGTTGGTTGCGCCGCCCTCCATCGCAGCCCCGAGGCGGCCCCGGAGTGTCGCCACCAGGTCCGCGTCCGCCTGCTCCAGCAAGTCCAGCATCTGGCGGCGCTGCACATCAGAGTAGCGCCGGAGCGCCACCTGGTGCCGGAGGGCAGCGTCAAAGAGGTCCTGGTTGGCGGTCATTGCGCGTCAGGATCGGCTGGTGGCTCGCCGGGGGCAGGGTCCGGGGCTCCCGGGTCCAGGTCGAGCCTGGCCGCAGCATCCATCATCTCCTTGTTCTCTGCCTCCAGCAGCACAGCGTCCTCCTCCAGGTCATAGTCATCGGACAGCCAGCCCCGGCGAGTCATCTCATTAATCACCGTCTTGCGGCTGATCTCACGGCGCGTGCGGGCGCTCTCAATCGCGCTCCACCCTGCCTCATCCGGGTCGTTCAGCCCGAAGTCTACATTCATCTCCACGCTGGGGCCGCCGTCCTTGAGCCCTGCCCAGTCGGACATAGCGGCCAGCGCCTGCTCCAGGGCGTCCTTGAACACCAGAGTAGTGGCCTGGAGCTGGCTGAGGGCCTCCGCACTATCAAGCGCCCGGACGGTGGCCTTGAGGTCCCCGGGCGTGTCCTTCAGGAACTGGGCCCCGTATGAGGCCATCAGCTCCTCAAGGTGCTTGAGCTTGTCCTCGCCCACGTTGATCGCTGCGCCGGTGTGCTCCACATAATAGAACTTGCCGCGCTCTGACCGGGTTGCCAATATCTGGTTGGGGCCAAGCCGCATCAGGCCCCCCTCGCCTGCCTCATTCTGGTCAACACCACTCATCGCCAGCATCGGGAAGCAGGCCACGCTGATGATGTTGTTGAGGTCCGCGTCCAGCTGCCAGTGCCGCACGTTCATGTAGGCGAGGTCCAGGAGCAGGGGCTTGGCGAGCCCGAGGCCGTCCCGGTTGGTGTAGAACGTCACCAGCGGGATGTAGTCCAGGTCTGTCGCGTACTCCTCCACCTTCACCCACTTCTCCTTGGTGCTGCCCTTCTCCCGCAGCTCCCAGACCTGGGCCAGCCCGGGCTCAAGGACGCGGATGCGCTCCTGGAGGACCTCGGAGAAGCCCACCCGGACCAGCTCTGACTCACTGATGCGCACGTGCTCAAGGACCTCGCGCCCGTTGACCGTGGTCCCGGACATGAAAATGACTGATTCAGGCGGGATGTGCACCAGGTAGGGCCTGATGTTGTTCTCCTTGTCGTCAGCCAGGGAGCGGTTCCCCTCATCCCTCCTCGGCATGTCGATGAGGACGTGGCTCAGGCCCTTGGCGAGGCCGTCCCGGAACCAGCGCCGGGCGAACACGTCCAGGCTGTTGCCCTGCAGGTCGATGTCCTCTGACCACTCCTTGTGTTGCGGTAGGGCGTCATCGACCAGCTGGACCGGATCGGAGAAGGGCTTGCCTGACAGCATGTCCAGTGTAATCTCTGTCATGTTCAGCAGCACAGCCCCGCCCAGGCGGCGTTCCCAGCTGGGCTCGCTCTCCTCCTGGTGCTTGGGCATCATTACCGTGCCTGCCTGCCTCATGACCTCTGTACCCCCGAGGAGGCTGTCAATCAGGTGCCACCGGGGGGCCATCTTCGCATAGGCGGCAGAGGGGGTTGCGGGGGTTGCGTCTTTGTCGGCCATCACTGGACCCTCCGGTGAAATGTGAGGTCCTGTCGCCTGACGCGGTATCGCGTTTCATCGGCAATATGGTCCTCTGCTTCAGTGTCAATATCGTCCATGTCCCGGTCAAGGCGGGAGAGGTTGGGCACCGTCATCTGGAACTGCTGACAGCGGTCGCACACGAACATCCCAGGCTTGGTGCGGACCAACTCACCGTCATCGGGCCGCGCGCTGGACATCATCTGTCTCATGACCTCCCAGCCGTTCTTGCGGCTGCCCGGCCCCTTGTTCGCCTGCTCCCAGGTGACGCCCTTGTCGCGCATTATGCTCTCAGCCGTGGGGCCTGAATCATTGGTGTAGATGTTGTGGTCAGCGGGCCCAGGGCGGACGCGGCCAATGAGCCCAGCATCCTCCTCTCGGTCCTTGATCCCCTGCGCCACAGCGTCCGGCATCATCTTGACGCCCTCGTTGCGCTTGCCCGTCCAGCCGTACCACTCCATGAAGCGGATCAGGTCACCACGAATGGGCCCAAGCAACCGGCCCTCCCACTCAATCGGCTCGCCGTTGCTCTCCAGCCACCAGCCAACAGAGAAGGGCGTGGAGCTGCCCCAGTCAAGGCTCCGGTCGATGCGCCAACCCCGGGGGATGAGCCGGGCAGAGAAGTTGGGGAGGACGTTGGTGTGGCGGTCCCAGACGTCATCGAACATGCCCCCGGCGACAATGTCCCAGGAGCCGTGGAGCCACGCCTTCAGCTCTGCGTCGTTGCGTGCGGCAGCGCGAATGCGGCTGATGTAGTTGGGGTCGCTGTCCAGCAGTATCTTGTTTTCATAGATGGTGCCGTGGATCGCCATGCGCGGGGGCTCCACCTCCCCATCCGAGGATCGGGCATTGAGGATCGGGCGGCCCCGCATCAGCGGCAGCTGATAACGCTCCTTGACCCAGTTGTGGCCCACGCCGTAGGGGTTGGTGGTGGATCTGACGCGGGCGCGCTCTGCCACCGCCGGGTGGGTGGACCGGCAGCATGATTGCATGATCGTGAAGCACTCCGAGGTGGCCCAGGTCGTCAGTTCCTCAAAACCGATCCAGGGATAGGCGTGGCCGTGGTATGCGTTGTAATCGTCTGGACGCCTCATGTGGCGGAGCAGGAGCTGCTCCCCTCCCGGCCAGGTCCAGGTGCTGGTGGCCTCGTTGAACTTGGGGGTGTTCCGCATCCTGCTGAACCACTTCTTGGACTTGCTGATCACGTCAGCCAGCTCGGGGTAGGACTTGCGGAACAGGATGCCCCGCCACTCTGCCCCGAACCCCTGCCCCGTATCCATGGCGAAGTCCATCAAGAGCGCATCAGTCTTGCCCGGCCCCCGGGTCCCCTCATAGAGGACCTCAAACAGCGGACACCGCAGAAACGAGGTCTGCGAACCGGCCTGGGGGGCCCAGACAATGGGGACGTCAAGGGGCATCAGTGAAGGCTCTGCCTCATGTCGCTCATCAGCTCGCGGTACAGCTCGCGTGCCTCTGTGGCGATGTCTGTGCTGTTGAACTGGTCCCCGTAGGACTGGCCCAGATACTCTGCCAGAGCGCCCCCGGCAGCCAGGACGGCCTGGCCGGTGCGGCCCTCCTCCCCCTGGTCGTTGACCATAGTCACGGCCAGCAGGGCTGGCTTGATCCTGGACCGGAGGCGGACCTCAAGGAAGCGGGTGCTGTCCGGGCGCTCCATGAGCTTGACTTCAAGGTTCTGTATCATGGTGCCGTCTCCGGGGTTGTGAACACGTTATGGGTGAGGCTCACAGGGCCGAAGGTGAACACGCCCAGGTGCCAGGTCCACGTTGCCTCCCAGACATACCCCAGCGGATCGGACAGGCAGGGCTCCGCCCATGGTATCTCCCACGAGACGGGGGCCTCCTGGACGTCATAGCGGAACGGTCCACCCTGGTCCACGCAGGGCCGCCCGAGGTTGTGGCCGGGCGTCAGGGGGCGGACCTTCTCCAGGTAGCTGATCCGGGGGCGGGGCAGGTTCAGGGCGTCCCCCGGGAATGAGCGGAACAGGATGACCTGCTGGCCGGTGATCTCAACCACGCTCGGGTTGTATGCGAGGCGGGTTGCGGGGAGGACCTGCGCAGCCAGGTAGAATGCGCAGAACACAGCAAGGATCATCCAGGGCCGGGAGTTGACCAGCTTCTTTGTCACTACAACCGCACTCTCTGTTACCTTCCCAACCATTGGGTTGTTGACTCCTTGACCCAGGACAGGGCCTGATCTCCGAAGAACCAAAGGCCAGCGATGATCGGCGCGACCTTCAGGCACATCCCGCCCAACCAGGCGGTCATCTCAACACTCTTGGCGAACTTCCTCAGCAGGTTGTCAAGGCGCTCATCCTCCGGGGACCGCATCGCCCCGGTGCCCTCCAGGGCGATGATGCGGGCTTCAAGCCTCTTGAGGTAGTCATCCGGCTCTGCCAACTTCAGTCCCCGCCCCCTTGGTCACTCGGGGGAGCGGCAGCCTCAGCAAGGTACTCCTCCACTGTCATCTTCTGGGGCACCAGCAGGACGCCTCCACTGATCTCAGCATTCAGCTTGATGTTGTCGCGGAAGCGCTCGGGCCGGTGTGCCTTGGCGAGGGTGATTGCCAGCTGGTCGCTGAACTTGCGGATTTCGCCAACCCTCTCCCCCTGATAGAACACCGGCTCATTGTATCCGTCAATCGCGCGGCGGGCCATCTCTGTCTCAAGCCGGTCTGCGAACAGCTCAAGGCTGTTCTCCCAGAGGTCGCGCCACTGGGGCTCCCCGAGCTTGTCAAACTCCTTGAGGCGCTCACCAACCCAGGCTCCCCGGAAGCCGTACGCCTCGCAGCTGGCGTACTTCACGCCGGTCTGCTCCACCAGCGCGCAGATGGCCTTGAACACGTCCCAGGTGAGGCGCGTGGGCCGCCCGATCCCTGAGCGCTGCTGGGGGGTAAGTGGTTTGTTGTTGTCAGTCATTCGGCCTGAACTCCCGTCCGCGCCAAGATAGACGCAAAACCGGGTTTAGACAATCCCCAGCCCAGGGAGCACAGCGGGCGTCTTAGCTTTCTTACCTTCGCCACCTTGCCCAGGCGCAAGTCGTTCCGCATAAGCCATTGACAGACATGCAAGAACTTAACTTACTTAACTTTCTTAACTTAATTAAGGGAGGGCAGTCTTAACTTCCCTGTCTAGCAAAGCGGAATGACCCTAAGAAAGTCGATTAAGTTAAGACGGGGCCGATTATCTGTTTGGGCTCAATGGCTTATGCAACTTAACTTAGCACAATTCGGGCACCCCTAAGTTAAGACGGTCCACCCCTAAGTTAAGACGGTGGACTGGGCTGCCGACACCCGGACCTCGTCAACCCGTCTTACCTTCATGCGCATCTTGTACCTCAGCCCAGGAGGCATACGCCTCGCCCCGGGGGTCAAGGCCCCCGAACTCGGCAGCCCCGAGGCGCGCAGCAACCTGCATGATCTGGTTGTCGTCTCCCTCCCGCCGGAGGACGGCCATGAGTCCCGCGCACTGTTGGGGGCGGTTCCCGTCCAATGTCTTGTGGCACTGGAACGCGGGGCCGGTCCTGATCTCCTCCAGGCGCTCGGGGCTCATTCGGAACTGCGAGCCCTGCCCCCGGCGGAACGGGCACCCAACGCACGGTCTCTTGCGGTCAAACATCACTCACCTCCCTCGGGCGTGAACCGCCCATCTTCAAACATCTCCCGGGGGCGGGCCCATGTCTGCCCGCTGCTGTCTGTGTAGAGCACCAGCTCCTCCAGCGTCTCGCTGTGGAGGGCCGTGCCCAGGCGTTTGTACACCCCGCCCTTCCTGTGCCTCCAGCGGTCGGGTTGCATGTGAATCCTGATCCGGGCCATCAGGAAGGCTAGTTTGGGGCGTGACTCGCCCCTGCACCCGCATACGGTAGACCGGCAGAACATTACCCCCCGCGCGCACCCGGGGTAGTCAGTGAGCTTCTGGTCTGCCCGCGCGGCCCTCTGCGCCTGCCACAACTTCTTCATGTCTCCACTTCTGGCAGGAGGAAACTGAAGGCCAGCTCCCGCTCCGCCAGCTCAATGGCGGCCCCCGTCCCCTCCTCCCGCGCCATTGCCCTCAGAGCCCCTATGCCCCCGGCAATGGAGGCGTCAACCTCCTCCCGGGTTGCGGCGCGGCCCTCCTTGGCCCACACCGCGCTTATTGGGTCCCCGATGTCGATGAGCACGCCCCCGTCTACCCGGAAGGGCTCCCAACTCTCGCTCTGCCAGAGCAGGGTCACTCCCGGGTTGTGCTTCAACATGACGCCCACCTCCTGGTCCCCGGCCTCACTGGGCATCCGGCGCATGTTTGGGTTGAGGAGGAACGGGCACGCCCGGACAGCCCACCCAGCGCAGTCGTGGCAGGAGGGAGGTTCACTGCTGATCCGGTTGATCCCGCACATCGGCCCAACGAGGAACACGGCTGTCTCTCCGAGCTTCTGGCCGCAGCACCAGCATATCCGCATTCTCAGGGCTGTCCCCACCTTCCCAGCATCAACAGCCCGGAAGTCGGGGCCGCGCCGGTCAATCCGCCACGACACAAACCAGGGGACCGGCCACCCACGGTCATCCACACACAGCGCCGCAATCCCTGGCGGCATCTCAGGCAGTTGTTGTTTCATCGCCCTTTCCCCTTCATGTCCAACACCATGTTCTGGAGGCGGAGCAGCTTCATTTTCAGACTGCTCTCCCCCACCTTGCTCCAGTCAATCGGCTCCAGCACCAGGCCGGGGCCGAACTGGAGGATTGAGCCGCACATACAGATTGTGACATCACCCTCCACGGGCATCACCTCCCCGTCGCTGCTGGCGTGTGTCGCCGCGTCGCACAGCTCGCCGCAGTCGGGGCAGTGGCTGGCCGGAACCCGGACGCTCACAGCTCTGCCTCCAGGCGCTTGGCCTCCGCCACCAGCCGGTGTATCTCCGCCTCACGGCGGCTCAGGCGTCCCTTGCTCAGCATGTCCCGCATGGCCCATCCGCAGTCGGTGCTGTCCATCTCGCTGCAGTTGGCATAGTACAGCTTCCGCGCCCGGCGCTTGAGCGCCCAGACTTGGAGCCTGATCCAGCCTGCCCGGTAGAATGCGGCGAGGTCCATCGCAAATTGTCTGATCATGTCAGTCCCTCCAAGGTGAAGGCGGCCACGCCCGGGCTCTCCCGGGCGTGGCCGCAGTTTCAGCTGCCGCCGCCAAGGAGCATCTCTGCCCCGGCGAACCACGTGGTGGAGCGCCCGTCCAGGGATTGGCCCACCTTGAGGTAGACTGTGGCGCGGTCGCTCAGGCCGTACTGGACGCCCAGGGCCAGGGCCTCGTGGCTGTCACCCCCCTGGATGATCCCCCCGATCCCGCCGCTGATGCTCCAGTCACCCTCGCCGGGCGTCCGCAGCTCCAGTCCCCCGAGCGCCACAGCGGCAGAGAGGCCACTGCCATATCGGTCCATCATCCGGTCAAAGTCGGCCTGCGGGAACACACCATCCGCACCGTTGGTCCCGTCAGCACCATCCGCACCGTTGGTCCCGTCAGCACCGTCCTGCGCCTGCATCCCGGTGACCACAACCGCGCGTCGGCTGATGTCTCCGTCTGCCCCTGGGACCA